CTGTCCATGCGCGTGTCATTGCACGGAAGTATGTTGAGGGCCTAGCTAAAGACTCGCCCTCTGGCAAGGGCTATGAGTCTAAGGCGAACGCCATCGCCTTTCTGCTATCGCCATCGCCCACTAGCCCAAGGTCTTAGGCGCCTAGGGGCCTAGGGTATCATGGTACTCTAGGTCCCTAGGTCCCTCGGTCCCGTCCACGGCGGACAATCCCGCCCCCGTCTCCCGCCGTAAATGCCCGCCACGCTTCGCCCGTGCCTCACCACGCTGCGAGCGGCCTGGGTCGACTGTCTAGCTTGCGCCGGCCACGTTCGCCCGGCCTGGAGGCACGCAGGCGCTCGACGCGAAAGCGAGGCGAAAGTACGCCCTGGGCTGGGAGCCTAGGTGCAAGGGTATTACCGCATATAGGTTTTGGGGAAGGCGCGTATGCGCCGAGGCTAAGTCTAACAGGCCCCCGGAAGACAAAAAAAGGGCGGCCCGTAGGCCGCCCTAGTGATCCGGTGGCGCGTCGCCTAGGCGACGGTCCAAGCGTGATATGCGGTGCCCTTCTTGCTGACGCGGGGCTCCCGGGTGAGCTTTCCGCCCTTGACCGCGGAGACCGTGGTCAGAGCGGCGCTTTCGACCGCCTTCAGGAAGGCCGGGTTCCCGATGGCCTCCATGCGGGAGGCCCCCAGGAAGCTCTGACTCGCGCCACTGTACCATGTGACACCGTTGGGCGTGCCGTCTTCGGCCAGGGACACCTTGAAAGTCTCGCCGCTAACGTCGAAGTTCCGAGGGTCGGATGTCGAGGTGGTCCGCTTCCGTGTGAACATTGTCAGTGCCATAGTCCATGCTCCATGCGGTCTAGATTGGCGAAATTGCCTGTGCCGCGACCGATCATCCTGCAACCGGCGTGCCATGCGCCGATCCGCTCCTTTTCCCCTGAGCCGCGCCAAATTGGCACGTCAAGCTGGCGCACCGCGTCAAAACCGGCGAGTGTGGCGAAAGGTTACAGTGTGTCAAGATAGACACAGGTGTGTAACTGTAGACACATGTGTCAAGGTAGACACGATGGTAGGTGTAACGAAAGGTTACACTTCCCCCCCTCGCCCCATGTGCATACAATGATAGGGACCATGCGCATATGCTAATGCACCTCATGCCCATAGGTGCATAGGCACCTAGGCCCTAGGTGTCAATGTACCTAGATGTATCGCGTAAGGCGCATAGGAAGATGGGGCGATGGACCAAGGGGCCTACCCTCCCCCACGCGCGCGTGTATATATATGGGTTAAACCTCTCCCCCTCGTATTATATTTTTCCAGCTTGAAAAAGGCGCTTTTTGGCCCCATCTTAGGTGGCATGAGGAGCACCGGTCCCGATCCCTTGCCTTTTGGCGTTGAGCAGGAAGGGCTGCGGCGCGTCCGAGGGCGCCCAAAAGTCATCCCCATGAAGAGCCTCCTCCGGGGGTTGCCAACCACGGATGCGAGGGTCATGGAGGGCGGGCTTCAGGCCGTGGACCTCAGCATGACGGCCGAAGTAATTGCTGTTTTGGAGGCGATCCTACTCGAAAAGGCCCTTGGAGATGAGAAGATCCCCCTCGAAAAGAAGGTAGAATGGGTCCTGCGTAGCCCGCCCTTCCTCACGCGGCTCACCGAAGGCTTCGCTCGCAAGAAGGGTGCTAAGATGCCAAAGACTACAGAGGCCCTCAAAGAGGAGTTCTCGAAGCGCAGCGAAAGTGTGGCGCGCCTCGTTTCAGCCCTTGGCACCTCAGCCGCAGCGGAGGTAGCCGAAAAGGAGCTTGCAGATGTCATCCCAGAAGAGGGGGGTGTTGCTTGATTTCGCTAAAGCTCGTGGGGCTGTGGCTGACGCAGAAAATCAGAGCGCGGCTGAGGCCCTCACATACCTCTCCCAGCTTATGGCAGCGGGCGAAATCGAGAGTTTCTTCGTGGGCTGGGCAATGAAGGATGGAAGCATACATTATGGATGGGTACCAGAGGGCATCGCGGATGAGGCGAGTCTCAGGGCCCTGAGTATGCTGGGCATGATGCGCCTCGTCGAAAAGGGGTTTACTGATGCTTTCACCCTCTCCACAGAGTTGCCCCCATCGAATGGGGCTTAACGTGTGCCGGTGCGACGAGGGCCATCAAAGCCTCCACGCATGCACGCGCGAAATCTGTCCAGGCTTTCAGGTAGAGGTCTTTTGGGCGGATGAATGGCTCTCACTCTCCCCCGCGGCTGAGGTGACCATTTTTGGGCTGCAAGTGCCCACAGGAGAAGCGTAATGGAAGGTATCCTCGACAAGGTGCTGGGGCATCCCGCAACCGCCTACATCCTCGGCTTCGGTGGGCTCAGCCTCCTGCTGATGCTTGGGCTCAACAGCGCGCACAAGTTCTTCACGCTGAGTCAGCGCGGTTGGGGCCTAGCCACGTTGGGGGCGGGGGCGATCGGCGGGCTGTTGATCCACATAACCGACTTGGTGACCTTGCCCAGCAACGGGGGCCTTGGGGGCTACGCTCTGGCGGCCTTCGTGGGGGCCTCGGCCGCGGTTGCGGCCACGGGCTTTAGTGCCATCGACCTACGGGCCATCTTCAAGATGAAGCCCGATGGAGGTTAGCACATGCGTATCTGCCCGATGTGCTCGGGGGAGGTAATCGAACGTAAGTGCAGGCTGGTGTGTGCGAAGTGCCACGCCCTCATCTCGAACTGCAACGGAGACTAGCATGCCTAATTATTGGGTGTGGACGGCACCCGACGGCGAAGCGGTGCGCCTTGCTACAGAGATCCCCGAGACTACCGAGACGAAGATTGAACTCTTAGAGCAATGGTATGCCTCGAAGAGTTTGCCGTTTCGCCTGCAACGTAACATCGCGGCGTTTGAGATCATCACCGGAGAGAAGTATAACCGTGCTTCCTAGCCGCGACCAGCTACGTGACCTCCACACGCTGCGCACGCAGGAGTGGGAACTCACGCGGAAGCTAGCCATGCGCAGCACCTTCGCCATGGCCAACCTCGTGCTATGGCCGGGCATGCCACAGAGCGGGCTGCATGAGCCCTTCCACAAGCCCCTAGCAGACTTCGTGGATGCGATGCCGCCCGGGGGGCGGCGCATGGTCATCGTCCCCCGCACCCATAGAAAAACATATTTGCTCACCTATGCCCAGTGCGTGCGGCGCATCATTTGCGACCCCAACGTGCGTATCCTCATCGTGACGGCCTTGGACAGCACCGCCAAGAAGATGATGGGTGTACTCAAGAAGCAGTTCACGGACAACAAGAGCTTCGCGGAGTTTTTCCCGGAGTTCGTGTTCGATCCCACAGTTGGCACTCAATACGACTTTGTGCATCCAATGCGCACAGTCATTGAGCAGAACCCCACGGCTCGCGTGGCTTATACGGGGGCCCCCCTCATCGGCAACCGTGCCGACATCGTCATCTGTGATGATGCTGTGGCCGAGGACAAGGTCGCCACACCCGAGTTAGCTGACAAGAACAATACCAACATCAACGAGTTGGTGCCTATCCTCGATATCAACCCCACCTACGACATGATGTTCGTGTTCGGCACCCCGAAGAGCTACAACGACTACTATGCCCTAGGCAGTGGCAAGGCGTCCTCAAATGATGCAGAGAACCCCACTCCGGTGTTCGAGGTCGTGCGCAGAGCATGTTTGGAGACGGACGGAGCGCCGAGCATCACTGGCGAACCCGTCCTCCCAACCGTCTTCACTAAGACGAAGCTGGAACAGCTTCGCACCCAGTGCGCCATCAACCCGGCCCAAGGTGAAGCCTACTGGTATCGCGAGTACATGACCATGGTGCAGGCGCCGCAAGACCAGAAGTTCCTTGCGGAGTGGCTCAACACCTGGATCGACCCGCCGCAGGTCCCGCCCAACCTCGTGTTCAGCGGGTTCGCGGTGGACAGCGCCCTGAAGGACGAGCAGATCCTTTTCCGGGGCGACAACATGGTCATCCTCGTGGGGCACTACGATGCCTTTGGGAACCTCTACCTGACGGATGGCGCCCGTAGCAAGTCCTGGAAGACAGACGATTTTCGCAGGGTCCTGCTTGCCATGGCCCAAACTCCCCACAACCGCGGCGTTCAGAACTTCGTTAAGGAGAAGGTGGGAGAAGGCACGCTCTTCCCCATGGTCCAGGGGTGGTTCAATAAGGCCCAACGCCCCCTCGTCATGCACCCCGTCAAGGTCGTTGGCCAAGGCAAGAAGTACTTGCGCATCATCACCTCACTCCAAGGGCCCGCCATGGGCCGCAAGATCATGTTTGTGCGCGGGCAGTTCCCCGAGGAACTCCACAAAGCTCTCCTAGACGAACTCATTCATCTTGGCCAGTGGGGGCATGACGACATCGCGGATGCCCTGAGCCTGTTCTACCACCCGAACATCGCGGTTGTCCCGGCCAACAGCGCCGGGGTGCGAAAGTGGGTTGTCCCTGTTACGAGGCCGATGCAACAGAGTCTCACTAAGACGAATCCCGCCGCAGTGGCGGCTATCCACGGGTGGCAAAACTTCCGGGTGGCCGCTCCGCCCGACCCCACTAGGTTGCCTGAACCGGGCCACGCGCATAGATTTAGTGTCGTGGATGCGATGAAACAGCATCCACGGGATGCCTTCTCTCTGGTAGATTTTATGAAGGACTAACGTGGGGAAGAATAATAGGTATCTCCCTCACTTCAAGAACGGCCGAATCCCCAAATATCCGACGAAGGATGAGTGGGACTCAGAATGGAGCGATGACGATGCCGAAGATGACCAAGAAGACCAGCGCCCCGCGCGGCCCGGGAGAACAGCCTATCGATCTGTGCAATACGATGGAAAGCTGCCGCATCGCAGACGCCTATACCTACGGCAAAAGTGGCACTTCGACGGGATACTCTAAGGACAGCTAATGGTGGAACGTCCGATCTCAGTCAGTAAAGAGCACTCCTTTATCCTCGGGGACAACCGTGTTAGGTTGTGGTCTGGACGACGGCAGCGCAGCGAGGAACTCAAAGAACTCCACTGGCCGACGTGGATCGCGAATTGGAAATATTTCCGCAATTACGTAGTGCCCTTTGTAAATCAGGTCGATTGGTGGAGGGCGAATGAGAGCATCCCCACCGCTTGGAAGATCGTGGAGACGATCTTCCCCCGTTGGATCATGGGATTGTTCGACAGCCCCGAGTGGTTCACGGTAGAAGCACGCAACGCGCGGTCAGCAGACTACGAGCGCCTCTGCCAAAACCTGCTCCTGACCAAGGTGGAGCAGATGCGGGCCTTCCCTAAGTTCTACGACTGCCTCAAGTACACCTGCGTCATGGGGCACTCCTGGGGGAAGGTAACGTGGCGCGAGGAGTACCAAAAGCGCCAGCGGCTTATGCCGACGATTACTATGGATGACACCACAGGGCAACCGCAAATCGGTGTCGATCAGGTCATTGAAGACGAAGAAGTCTTCAATGGCCCAGACTTCGATTGGTGTACGCTAGATTCAATATGGCCGGACCCCTCGGGTGCTGGGGACTGGTATATCGAGCGCATAGAGACGACATTAGAACGCTTGGAGCAAACCCAAGATAGCCTCTCGACACCCGGCGAGCCGTACTACAACCCAGAAGCTCTTGCCGCCCTCCGTGCGAGCCTAGACACCGCGGCCCCGGTGGCGGATGGGGGCCTAAATGTCCTGGATGATGCTCGCCAAGGGACCCTTCATAGCGGCACGAGCGCCGACTACATCCGTGAGACAGAGGTTACCGAGAACATCCCCTGGTCCACAATCACACCAATGCGGGATGGGACGGGCGTAGAGCTATGGCAAGGTTGGGGCTGGGTGCCTCGCGAAGCGCGTTTAGGAGAGGTTCCAGAGGTTGCGTGGCGTCTACAGGTCATCGCGAACTCTCGCTTTGTGCTTCGCGATGTGCCCTCGCCGACGCCGAACCTGCGTCCGCCGTACTTCCCGGTGCGTTCTGTCATTATTCCTAAGCGAGTCTATGGCGCCTCCATTCTTGAATACATCGGGCCGCTGTGCGACCAGCAGAGCCGCCTCGCCAACATGCGCCTCGACGAGGTGTACCTGGGTGTTTGGCAGCAGTACCTCATCAAGAAGGGAGCACTGACTAGCGATAACCAGGAAATCTTCAAGCCGGGTGGCTACATGGAAGTCCAGCTTGAGCAGGGTGCGAGCGTTCAAGATGCTGTGCAAATCCTCCCGCGCAAGCCGGTCATGCCCGATGCTTACCAGGAAGACGCCTATCGACAGAACCAGGCAGAGGATATTGCGGCAGCAAACGACGTTATGCGTGGGCAGGGTAGCTCTTCTCGCCAGACGGCAACCGAGATTGAGAGGTTGCTTCAGCAGGGCAATGCCCGGCATGCCCTCCAGGTCGTCTACCTGGAGTACACCTTCAAGAAGGAACTGCTCGCTCGAACCTGGGAACTGCTACGCATGCGGATGACTAAGCAACAGCGCGTTGCCCTTGGCGAAGAATATGCCGAGGTCGATTTGTCGCACATCCAGGAACCTATCGACATCGTTGTGGGCGGTGGCATCTTCGGGATGAGTAAGGCGGCGCGGGTCGCGATGGACCAAGAGCTTGTGAGCCTACTTCAGATCCCACAGTTCGCGGCCATCTCGCGCCCCGACGCGATCTTCAGACAGCTTCTCATGGACCGTGGTTGGCGCTCGCCGGAGCGCTTCATTCTCACCCCAGCCGAGATCCAGGCGCAGCAGCAACGGGCACTCATTGCTCAAATGCTCGGCGAGGGCGGTGATGGAAAGGATGGGATGAATGCTGGCGCGGGTTCGGGCGAGATGGCGGCGCTTCTTTCGCAGGCGGGCGCGGGCGAAAGCGGCGCTGGGATGCCCGGTATGCCTCCATCAGGCGCGGCGGAGGGCATGGTTGGAACGCCTCCTAGCCAAGGCGGCATGGGGTAAGGCGCCCACAGATATCCAGGGGGATAGTTTTCAACGGCTCGCTGCGGAGCATAGCGCCTACTTGGAAATTGAAAAGCACGGCGCCTGGGCTATGGATCGCCAACGCATACAGCGCCTACTCGCGATGATGCGGCAGCAACTTGAGTGGGGAACCGAGGACAAGTTCGGCCGTGGGCACGACGACGAAAAACGGGCAGTTATCCATGTCCTAGAGACGGTCCTTACATACCCTGCCACCATCCACGTAGCCTTTGAGCGTGAGGCGCGCCGAAGGCAAGCTGAGGCTGAGCGCGCGGGCACTCCTACCGGGCCGATTCATGGCCCAGATATCCCGGGACCCTCCCTCCACCAGTTCCTAAATACTTGACAACATACGATTAGGCCACATATTCATCCTTGGCCCTGTAACAGGGGCGGGGAAAATCGAGGCCCCTAAACCTCGACAAACTCCCCTTTGGGTTTTTCAGGAACCCGCTAGGCGCCTCCTCAGGGTTAGCATAGCGGTAGGAAAGCCCAAGGAGGTCTAACAGCCGAAGGAGTTCCGAATGGGAGAACAGAGACCAGTACCGAGGACATCGGTAGGAGACGCCGATCTAACCGAGATGCAGCAAGATCTGAGAGAACTCATGATCGCACCAAGCTACGGTGCGCCCACTGAGGCCCAGACATGGGGACTCACTTCCCAGCCTCATGGGGGCTCAGATACGGGCAATCCATCTGTAGCTCAACTCGAACTACAAGCGGACATTGCCCGGCAGATCGCCGCTTCGCAAGCTCTTCAGTCCCTCAACGCCACGCAGCTTCCTAGCCAAGACCTCGAAAATGAGATAGGGCGCTGGAAGAAGGCGTATGGGGATGGGGAGAATGAGAAGGGGGAGCTTCGGCGCCAGTTAGAGGAAACAAAGGCCGCTCAAATGGCGCAGACCGATTTACTGAACCAGATTCTCGCGTCAGCGTCCCAACAGCCCGCCTTCAATCCGTCCTACAATCCTCAGTTTCCGTTCCCTGCCCCATTCCAGACCCCGGCCATCCCGGCGCCTTACGACCCCTTCCAGGGTAAGACCGAAGAGGAGCTTATCTCGGTGAAAGACTTCCGTACCGTGCTCAGCAATGAGCTTTCGCCGGTCCTCCACGCCATGCAGATGCAGACTATGCAGATGATGGACAAGCAAACCGCAGCCGCTAAGCGAAGCGCCTCGGGGATCACTCCGCTCGATGAGTTTCAGATCGCGCGAGAGAATCCGTGGGTACAGGGGCTCCAGACGGAGACCCAGCGCATAGACGCGGTTGCGGCCCTGAAGAAGGCGCGTGCCACGACCACCCAACAGGCCCAGGGAGTCCAGGCACAAACGGTTCAGGCTACGGCTCCAATCCTTCGACGATTGACTGCTACTGAACAAGTCCAGTCGCAGACACCTGACCTCACCAGTGATGCGCTTACGACCGCGTTCCAACGGGACCTCGCTGCGGCAAACCAACTCAGTGATGAGCATGGTAAGCGAGCCCAAGCCATGCGGCAGATCGCGGCCAAATACAACATCCCAGTGGGCAAGATGTCGGACATGGGTTTGATGCGAACCCAGGTTATTACCTAGGCTCGTTTAAGGAGGCCATCTCTTGGCCATTCTAGGTGCTGCTCCAACCATTCCCCTCAAGAACTCGTTTACGACGTTCATCCCGTCGTTCTACGACAGTGTCTTCGGGGAAGCGCTTTATCCGAACCTGTATTTTTATGGGGTCGGCGCGAAGCGCAAAGTCCCCCTTCAAATGGGGACCACAATCAAGATCGCTCGCCTGCGTAGGCAGACGGGTATCGTCACACTCCAGGGCCCGTCTGGTATCGCGGACGTTCTCCCTGGCGCCACGAACCCCGGGAAGCTCTGTTCGCAGTTCGTCTCGGGTGTCCTCCAGAAGTTCGCTGGTTGGTATGCGAACAGCGATCTAGTCATGCTCACCTCGCAAGGGGATGTGACTCAGCTTGCTCTTCGTGATATCGCTCGCGACCTCGCGTTCCAGATGGATTCTCGGTGCCGCCTCAAGCTGTCCGCGGAAGGTTTTGGACAGTTTGCTGGGGGGACCTCCGGGTCCGTCAAGTCAAACACTGCGCTGAAGATCTCGGACATCGTACAGTCCGTCATCAACCTCCAGCGCTTCAACAACCCACGCCCAGGGGATGGCGCCTTCCCAGTCCTTACCCACCCCGTCACGATGTTCGACCTTCAGATCCCGTCTACCCTCTCCTCGGGGTACGGCGGAGCATGGGTCGATGTCAACAAGTATGCCTCTGAAGGCTCGGTCGAGAACATCTACCGAGGCGAAGTCGGGCGTGCTTACGGTGCGCGTTTCGTCACGACCACGAACGTCAAGAAGCTCATCGGGCAGCGCGGCATGTGCGCCACGGTTGGATCTGGCCTCCAGACCTACGTGCTCGCCCCGGAATCTTTCTACGTTGTGGAGAGCGACGGCATGACCGCACGTACCATCGTTAAGGGCCTCGGAACCGGAGGTACCTTCGACCCGGACAACAGCCTTGCAACCGTTGCCGCGAAGGTTTACTTCGAGGCAATTCGCGGGTTCCAGGTCACAACCGCTTCTCCCGTCATCGAGTACCGTTATTGCGTAATCAATCACGGGACCACGATGACCCAGCATCCATAAGGAGGGTCTTTATGAGCGCTTTTGGCAAGTATGGTGTGGGTGGATCGCTTCCTGGGAAGTCCGCCCCTGGTCCGGATGAGAGCGCGATGGATATTGCCGCCGCCGCAGCCGGGACAGGGCAGAACCTTCCCGACACGAAGCCGATTCCTGAACTAAAGCACTAAACCTGGGAGGGGGAGGCACACGCCTCCCCCATCCCTTTGAGGTCCCCGTGACAGGGATATACTGGTCCGACTTCTGGAAGCTCATTAAGACGCACGCCCACCCCTCAACCGTGCTCACCCTCTACGGCCCCAACCGCACATACCCCACCAAGATCGACATTTATGATCGCAACCTGCCACGACGCAAGGGGCGTGCCAACCAGCATAATCAAGAGGCTGTCACCCTTCTAGGTGACCCCGAGTACGATCATTGGCGCGACAGCTTTGTGTGCTCTACCTCCTTCCATAATGGCAGCATCCCCCTCAAATCTAAGGTTGCTTTTTTAGATAGCGGGCATAGACTAGACCATGCCAACACCACTAAGGGTGTTGTTGATACCATCAATCAGCTTCTCACTGATGGTTGCCTGGTGAGAAGCGAGGAGTTAGAGCGTTGGCTTCGCAAAGCGAGCACTGGCCGGTTGTAAGTGTCATCATTGCAACGCACCAACGCCCTAAACTACTCAATAGGGCGCTCAAGTCCGTCCTGAGGCAAAACCTCCAGGTCCCCTTTGAAGTCCTCATCATCCATGACGGGCCCCCCGAGGCGGCAACCCTCCGAGTTGTAAGCGACCTCGCGGCGCGGTTTGAGAAGCGGAACATCGACCTAGGTCTCCTCGCCACGAAAGAGGAGAGCGGGTACTTCACGCAGCCCCGAAACTGGGCAACCATGCACGCGCGTGGTGACTACATCGCAAACCTTGACGACGACAATGAGTGGGAACCCTCGCACCTGAGTACATTGCTGGCGGCTATTGAAGAGGGAGAAGAGTGGCCCGACTTCGTGTATAGCCGTCGTCGGTACGTCATCGATGCGGGGTCAGCCAAGGATTTCCATGGTACCCCGCTCCCCGTTGGGCCAAGCCCCCTCGTGCCGTGGGATGACCGAGCCCGAGCGCGGCTCGCTAGCAGCGCCCTCGCAAACTTCATCGATAGCGGCGATTTCCTAATTGCCCGTGGAGCCCTCTACTGGCTTGCCACAACTACCCAGATGATGTGGAACGAGGGTGTCCGCCGCTTCGGAGACTATGAACTGCTGTGTCGTGGGGTCTTCTTTGGCGGTTGGCGTGGCAAAGCGGTCGATGCCGTAACCCACATCTACCACTGGCATGATGCCAACGTGTCCAAGACGCGACCAGTGCAAGAGACCCCCACGGAGAAACGAGTGTGAGGGTATATGCCTACACAGTGACCCGGGCGGACTCCCCAGAACGTGCCCGGCGCCTCCTGGACACCCTCACCACAGGGCGGGATACTGCGGGCACAGGGATTGCGCATTGGCACCTCCATATCAACGGGGGCACTCTAGCGCGGGGGATTGCGGAGTCTGCAACGGCAACCGGGGTGCTCGACTCCTTTACCTTCTCCCCGCACAACACAGGGCAGCATCCTGCCACCAATGCCGCCATTACATCGGCGCTCGCCGATAACTACTACGCCCTCCTGCGCGTCGATGATGACTGCAAGTTCCTCACACGACAATGGCTCACTCGAATGATTGATGCTGCCCTCACCCTTGGGCCCCAGTTCATTCTGTCCCCCGCAGTGAAAGGCCTTAAGAACCCGATGCCCACCTCCACCATTGCTCACAAGGACAACATCCCCTTTGTGCTCTTGGAGGCCGGGGTACCTCTTGGTGGCATCTGCCGCCTCATCCAGGCCCAGACCCTCCGGGACTATCCTTATGTCTCAGATGTACGTAAGCCTATGGGACTGGGAGATGCTTCGGGGGTGGGGCAGTGGGCCCGCGCAAACGGTCTACTCTGTGCATATCTCAAGCACGTTCGTGTAGCCCACAACACTGCCCGGCAAGAGACGGAGGACTCGGCGCACTTCACGGAGCATTCACTCTACCAGCACATACCCTATCTGCCCCCTTGGAGCCCCCGTGGATAGCCCCACAAACTACGTCAACACACAGTTACAACACAATCTCCTGCACCGCGACGGGTCCTGTTGTTCGTTCGAGGAAGCCGCCAAGGACTATATGAAGGACTTCGCTCTGCGGATCAAGGAGTGGGAGGGGCCACAGGCTGACCCCAGCATGCTCGATGCGGGCTGCCGCCTAGGCTATGCGCTCCCCGTCTATA